CTCCTTGCCATTTCCATAGCAGTGATCATTTCAACTCTGGTTCCGAAGTGTTTGAGTGCTTCCTCAAAACAATTTAGCGATTCATACATACCCATCAGTCAATCCTCAGAGCAGGTTGAATGCAATCGCAGTCGTCCAGTTGCTCAGGACATTCACAGTCTCCCTCAGGACACCACCCAAGCGCCTCAGAGACGACTGGGAACTGACAGATAAAGTGCTGCTTACAAAGTTCAGCAATGTCCATATGCTCCTTCTGGGTGCCGTTGGCGGTACGCAGATTGATATAATGGATCCATGATCTGAGATTGCCCGTCATGTAGAGTTTTGTCCCTACAGCGAGGGGAAGTACAAAACGAGCACACTCCTTTGCAATATTATCCTCAAGCATCTTCTGATACAGATCCATACCACGCTGGAAATAATCTTGCATTAGGATCTCATACTTCTGCCTGAGAAACGGATCAAGAGCATCGATAGAATTCTGCCTATTCTTGTGGTCTTGAAGACGGAGTTCTGGGAGATCGATCTTCTCACCGAGTAAGGAAGAATCAGCATAGCGTTGGGAAAACTCTTGGAAGCAGAATGAACGGTGACGCAGGATTTGAGCTGCCAGACCTCTAGTAGTAGAAATCTCCAGAGTCATCGTTGCTTGTTCAAACACAGACCAGTGTCCATGCTTGATACAATACTTCAGCAGTCCTGCTACCTTGGGGTTCTCCTGATTTGCAGGATTGCTTACGCGAGCAATGTAACCGATTGTCTTCTCTGCATCAGGAGTAACAGAGACCAAACATACTTTAGTCATTCTTTATCAATAAAAAGTCGGGCGAGTAAATACAAACCAAATGCTTTGAAGTATCCGATAGTGGCAAGACCAAAGATACCTGGCAGCAACCAGTTCCATAGTAGCATAATAATAGCAGGTTTGACAAATAAAACAACAACACTACCCAGTGCTTTAATTGCTTCTTCTTTTTTCTTCTGCTCCTCTAGTTCTGCTGCTACTTTTTCTTCTAGTTCCTTTTCTTCTTTTTCTTGTTCCTCAAAGGCACGTTTGTCAAAATAAATTGTCACTTTTTCTTGCCTTTTTTCGGTTCGTTCGGGTCTACCCATAATTTAGGACTAACTCTACCTTCAGTTTGTGTCATATTGGTGAAATCATATCGATATAGATCCCAATAATAATCAAAAATTTCTACTTGTTTCGTAGAAGAAACAATATCAAACTTTGTAATACCATCTTGTACATACTCAACAAGATATGCGGTGTAAGGAAGCGACCGATCCTGTGCAAGGGATGGATCGCATTCCTTAGCAATGAACTTCAAGAGCGACCTCCCCATTCAATACTAGGAAACGCTTCACTAATCACTGCTTTAGTGATTCGCTTATACTTCTCATTGATACGACCATCTTTGGCAAGAACCAAAAGTTCTGCCTCTTCTGCAGACAATCCTTCAAGAAGTTGAACAAACATAGACTCTCGTTTCAGAGATGGCAATTTGTCTTGTCCACCTTTGAAGAAACGATACAGACCACGATACTCTTGCTCAAGGCGAGTGTGATCTGTACCAGCAGGTGCATCATTAGGAGTGTAAGGTACATCTCCTTCAGGCATCATAGAGACAATACTATCATCAAAATTGATGATCAGCATCTGGCGAAGCGCAGTGCTGTTATGTTTACGGAGAAGATCTACTTTCTCCTTTTTGGTTTTTGCGTTGGAGACCTTTCTCAAAATCTCACTAAGCAGTAACCGAGGGTTACTGTTATCCATATTACTTGGCATAATTTAAACTCCTTTAATTAATCTTCGTCGTCCTCATCCTCTTCAAACGACCAGTATTGAGTATCTGGTCTTATATAGATGAGTTCATCATGTAACATATTCCCGTCTTCATCGAACATCTCAGGATGTGTAACAGACTTAGCGTATGCTGCATTCTCGATGAAGTCTTCAACGTACCCTTTTGCTAACCAGGAAAGTGCAATCCCTAATAAAAATGCTCCGAGTACAACTAAAACTACCAGTGCAATTAACATGGTTTCCCCCATTTAACAGTTTACAATAATATGGAAACCAACCCTCCTTTATTTTAAACTCAAAATTATTTAGTATTAAACTAGGTTGTTTTCTCTCAGATATTTGACAGTTTCTGTGCAACCTCCGAGTCGTTTAGAGTCAAGCAGAACTTGGGGGAAAGTGCTACCCATACCAAACTGTTTATAGAAGTCCTCTCTATTAAAGTGAGTACCTAAACGATATTCTTGAAATAAAAATCCTTTAGTGACAAGAACCTTTTTAATTTTAGTGCAATAGGGACAACCATCCCTAGTATATACAGCGAAATTCATAATGTCCTCCAATAAAAAAAAGGGGACTCCTTAGAGTCCCATTGGGTGTTCCGACTAATGTAGAGACCGCACGAAAAGGTCTCATACTATATATCAGAAGGACCAGGTTGCACCAACTTTAGTACCGTAACCATTGTCAGCATCATCGATACCGCCAGCGAATGCGAATTCACCGTAGACGGAGAGATTCTCTGAAGCGGAAACGGATGCGCCAACCTTACCAGACAGAACGGTGTCGCTTTCGCCGCCGTCCACGGAGACGAAGCTAGGACCCACCTGTGCATAGTAACCGACAGCACCGACTTCACCAGCGTAGCCTACATGAGCGTCTGTCGTAGTTCCAGTGTAGTCCGAACCCGTGAAACCCGAGTTTGCCTCTACGTTAACGTAGGGACCAGC